CATGCATCGCTGGTTTTCGTTCGGGCCGGCGTGATAAAATCACCGAATTCGGGGCGTAGCGCAGCCTGGTAGCGTACCTGCATGGGGTGCAGGTGGTCGGAGGTTCAAATCCTCTCGCCCCGACCAGAATTCAAAGACTTAGGAACAGCGCCCGCCCAGGCGCTTAGGGAGTCCCTAAGTTTTGTCGGCCGCGCGGAGTAGTTCGGTCCAGCCTTTACCTATATTTTTGTACCCCGCTGCAGTCAACGCCATGCTGTAGCCGGCACGATTCACGGTGTCGCTTAGGCGTTGTATTCCGGCCAGCAGTTCCTCATCGTTCACATGATCAAGTGGGTAACCCAAGGCTTCGGATGACGCCCTGAAACGCTTGATTGCGTCCTTCATCCCATCGGTCATTTCTTCCTCTCCGGCAACGCCAGCCGCGCATCGCTCAACCGGTCGCGGTACTGATCCAAATAGCCTTCCGTGGTGGTGACAGACGTATGCACGGCGCGCTTCTGGATCTCGCGCATATCGACGCCCTGGCTCTCAAGCATTGACAGCGCATAGGGCCGCACGTGCCGCGTGGTGATGCCCTTGCAGCCTGCCGCGTCGACGGCGTCGCGCCACACTTCATAGATGCCATTCTTCGTGTACTTGTCGCCGTCCCGCGCCTGGATGATGTACGGGTCGCGGCGCTTGGCGAGCTCTTCGATTTTGCGCTTCGGCCGCAGCGATCGCGCACGCTCGAGGCACGCGCGGATCTCCGGCGTGATGAGCTGATCGACGACTTCGCCGGATGATTCCTCGGTTTTGCTGGGGGCGAAGTGGATGCGGTCGGCACTGATCTGCGACTCGCGCAGCAGGCGGATCTCGGTCGGCCGCTGCTGGGTGAGATACATCAGCTCGAGGAAGCACTGCCCCATGGGCGTGAGCGCGTCGAATAGTTTCCAGTAGCGTTCGGCATTCAACCGGCCGCGCTGCTTGACCGGCTTTTTGAGCTTGATCTCGCGGCAGGGGTTGACCTCGACGCCGGTCTTGGATTGGTTGAGCACGCACCAGCTGAAAAACGTCGATAGGCGCGCCTTGTACTTGCCCATGGTGTTCTGTTTGCCGATGAAATTGTCGTTCAGGAATGTGATCACGTCGCCAGGCTCGACCTGCGCGGCGTCGAAATCGGCGAAGGCTTTGCTGATCACTTCGAACATGCGCTCGTATTCCTTGCGCACCTCGAACGTCAGCGTCTTGAAGTGGTCGGCCTGGAAATCCTTGATCAGCGCTTTCATGTTGCCGCTGTGGTCCGGCTGTTCGCAGAGCAGCGCGGCGCGGGCTTTGAGCATCGCGGCCTCGCCTTCGTCGACGCGGGTGAGCTTGTGCCATTTCTGCCTGGGCCGCCTGGTCCGCGGGCTGCGTTCAGCCAGGTCCTGGACGTAGTAATAGCGGCCGTCGCTTATGTAGACTCGTGTGATCTTCACTTTGTGACAGCGCGCAGCGCCGGTCGCTCCTGTGCACCTGGTTGATTCGCCGCCGGCTGGACCGCGCCGGCACAGACCGCCTCGTAGTGGGCGCGCTCAAGTATAACGCGGTGGGCGCGCGACAGTCGAACGCGCCAGAATCCGCGCGCGCGCAGCTCCTCGATCTGGCGCTGCGGCTGGGTGAGGCCGCCGGCGATGGCTTCGATTTCGGCGTCGGTGAGGGTAATGTCGGTCATAGTGGGGATTTCTTGACGGTTTCGCGCACGCGCACCGGCCGAAACTGCCATGTAGCGCAGCAATCGGTTCTGCTAGTGAATTTATCGTGTTCAAGCCGACACCATTCCCGCGCCTTCTCCCTGGTTGTAAATAGCAGCGCCCTGGTTGGCTCGCCGTCGTAATAGTTGCGCGGCGCGGTTGAGTCGTGATGCCACAGCGTACTGATCAGCGTCGGTGTTCCGCTGCGGCTGGTGAATTCGATTCCCCACAGGTCGCGCGACCAGTTCATCACGGCTGCTCGATCGCGCTCATGCGTCGAACCTCTCGGTGTCCGCCATCCTCGCCCTGGCCCGCAGCTCGCCCACCAGCTGCATGTCGTGCTCGTAATCGGCCTTGGCGGAGTGGTCCGGTGGCTCCAATAGAATCCACCGGCCGCGCAGGGTGTGCGTGCGCTTGAGGTCGCGCGCGCTGGCCTCGATGATCCGCGCGGCCTTGTACATCAGCGCGCGGTCGGGTTGGTGAGCTCGATGGCCTTGGCGTACTGGCCGGTCGAGATCAACCGTTTGTCGCGCGAGAGCCGGAGCAGCAGCTCGGCGACTTGCAGCCGCTCGATCAGCGTGCCCAGGTGCGGCGCTTTCTCGCGGGCGACATTGGCGCGGAAGATCAGCACGACGATGTCGACGCACTCGTCCCGGAGCTTGCCGCCGATCGATGCCTTGAAGTCGCGGGGCATGTTCTTGGCGAGATCCGTGATAATGTCGAGCAGGTCGTAGGCGACCTTGTAAATCGGCAGGTTGGTGTGCAGTGCCATGCTGAGAAAAAGGACTAAAGGACTAAATGATTAATCTGCGGACGGCGCGAGCGCGGAGCTTGATGTCGATGTGGCTGTCGCTCTGGTAGCCGTAGCTGAAACCCTGGTACCAGGCATAGTCCGGACCGGCTGCGGGCTGCGTGGCGGTCCAGTAGGCTTCCTTGCGGAATTCGCCGGGCAGGTTGTGCAAGAGGATCAGCGCATCCACGCGGGAGGGCAATACGCCGCCCTGATCTTTGGCCCAAGCGCCCGCGTCTTTCCAGTTGCCGTTGAATTCGCCCGGAAGCAGGATCAACTCGGCCGGGGCGTTGTCGTCGATGGTGAGGCCGGCGTATAGGCCGCCTTGGTACGCCGCACCGAACAGCTGTAGTGCAGATGTGTGGACTGGTGTGGCAGCTGGTGCCGCGCCGTCGTTACCGGGGATTTCGATGATGATGCGCCCGTCCGGGCGCCGGTCGATTTGCAGTTGCATAGCGTTCCTTTGGCGAAATGGTTGAATGGATGAAGGACTAAATGGCTACTCTGCGGACGGCGCGCGCGCGGAGCTTGCCGTAGATGCTGGTGCCGTACTGGTAGCCGTAGCCGAAAATCTGGTACCAGGCATAGTCCGGACTGGCTGCGTGCTGCTCGCCAGACCAGTACCAGTCGGGCTTGAACTCCTCGGGCAGCGTCCGGCGCAGCGTTGCGAGCTCGACGCGGTCGGGGAGGTCGCCGCCGGATTTCTTCGCCCAGGCGAGCTGCTTTTTCCAGGTGGCCGGGCCCATGTCGCCGGGCAGCAGGATGATGTGGTGCAGGCCGGCTTCGGTGGTGACGATCCCGGCCCAGCGCTCGCCGTCGTTCAGCGTCGGGGGCGTGATGGTGAGCGGGACGGTAAGGGTGAATCTGACGGCTTCGGCTTGCGGTGCGTTCATGTGGGGCTCCTGGTGATGGTGTAAGGTGGTTACTTCTTTGCGGTCTTTTTCTTCGCCGCCAGCTTTTCCTTGGCGGCAGCCGTGAGCTCGGCCCGGATCCCGGCCGCGTCGACGCCGAGGCGCTTGGCGGTGGCGAGCAGGTCATTGGTGTCTCCGCCGCAGTAGCTCGCGGCGTAGCAGGCGCCGATCAGCGCCATGTCGATGAACAGCGCGCCCAGGTCGGCATCGGTGAGCGCGGGGATTTTCTTTTCGAAGTCGTGGACGTAGTCGTGCCCCTTGGGCTTTTCGATGCCGTCGGCCGCGTTCCAGGCATCGACCAGGCGCTTGCGATCGTCGAAGCCGAGCCTGCTGAAAAACGCGGTCGCGACCAGGACGGTGTCGTCGCGATTGAACTGGCGCGCGCGACTCATGCCCCGGATCTCGGCCAGGATCTGCGTGTTGATCGCGGTCTCCAGGCGGTTCTTGCGCTCCTGTTCCTTGTTGTTGCTGCTGAAACTGGTGCGCGCATCGGGCTTGACGCCGTTCGCTTTGAGCGCAGCCGTCACGTCCACGCGCTTGGCGATTTCGAAGAGCTTGCCGGTGTGCGGGCATTCGAGCAGCGCCGTGGCGCAGGGCTGCTTGCCGATGGCCTTGCGGTAGCTCTGATATTTGCCGCCGATGTAGGCGTCTTCGGCGAGGTCGACATAGCCCTCGTTGAGCGTGCAGCTGTACTGGTTCGGCTTGATCTTTTTCGCCGGCGCGCCGCTGATGATCGTCTCGCCCTTGGCCTCGAGCTCGGCGCGCTTGCGCGCCCGGGCGGCCTCTTCCTTGCGCTTGAGGCAGGGTGGGTCGGTGCAGACGTTTGGATTCTTGATTTCGGTGAAGAGGTCCTTCTGGTTGCCGGTGCGGTTGGGGCAGGCGGTGCACGCGAGGAAGGTGGTGCAGCCGTCGCGCAGCGTGGCGTCGTTGAGCGCGAAGCCGGCGCCTTTCAGGTCGGCCATGTAGGCCTCCTGGACGTGCTCCTGCACCTGGCGGAAGGTCAGCGGGCCGTCCTGGTCCCAGTAGAGCTTGCCCTTGCCGGAGAGTTCTTTGAGCAGCTCGCGCTGCGTCTCCGGTCGCGGCAGCCGCGCAATCAGCAGCGCGACCGAGGCCTCGAATTCGCCGGCATAGAAGGCCTTGCGCGCCTCGGGGCACAGTTCGAGCAGTTTCAGCCGGGCGAACACCTGGCTGCGGCTTTTGCCGAGCTGCTCCGCGATCTGCTCGACGCTGAGCTTTTTGAGCTTGCGCAGGGCGTCGTAGCCTTCGGCCTCTTCCATTTCGTGCAGGTCGACGCGCTGGAGGTTTTCGATCAGCTGCAGCTCGAGCGCCTGCTCGTTGGTGTAGGCGCGGACCATGGCCGGGATCTCGGCGAGGCCGGCCATGCGCGCGGCCATCCAGCGGCGCTCGCCGGCGACGAGCTCGAAGCCGGCCTTGCCCATCGGGCGCAGCAGCACCGGCTCGGCGACGCCGACCTGGCGGATGCTGGCGGCGAGCTGCTCCAGGCTCTCTGCGGTGAAGCGCGCGCGGCGCAGGCGCTGGATGTCGCTCGTAGACGGCTCGATATCGGCGAGCGGGACGATGGCATAGGTGGCGGCGGCGTGCGCGGTCGCGCGGTCCGCGATCTTCGTGGCCGCTGTGCTGACGGCGATTGACATGGCGGTGGCGGGTGCGTTCATGGGGCTCCTTTTGCGTTATAGGTTGGCGGGCATGATGACGGCCTCGCGATCGCCGGCGCCGGCGTCGGTGAGGTAGAGGCTGTCGGTGTTGTATTTGCCCAGGTGCAGATTGACGCGCTCGTCGGCGAAGGCCTCCAGCGCGTCGACCAGGTAGTGCCATTGCGCGCCGAGCGAGAGGCTTTTGAACTTGCCGTCCGCGGCGCTCCAGTCGAAGCGCTCCGACGCGCACTCGCCGCCGGCGTTCGTCGCGCTCAGGGTGATGGCCTGGGCGTCGAAGTCCAGGCGGATGCCCTGGAATTTGTCGGCGTCGAAGATTTGTGCGACGCGCTTCACCGCGGCGGCGAAGGCGATGCGCGCGACGCTGCCCGTCGCGGCGCGCGCGCTCGGGGTGACCTTGTCCGCGTCGGGAAACTGTCCGTCGATCAGCTTGGTCGAGAGCGTTTCGCCGCCGGCGTTGACGATCGCGAGCGAGGTGGCCAGGGTGAGCTCGATCTCTTCGTGGTCGCCGGCGATATCGAGGATGCGCGCGATGCTGGCGGCCGGAAAAATCGCCGCGTGTGCGCCGTCGGCGCCGTCGAGCGCAACCCGCGCGCGGTGCAGGCGGTGCCCGTCGGTCGCGACGAGCGCGATGCGGCCGTGCTCGATCGCCATGTGCATGCCGTTGAGGTAGTAGCGCACGTCCTTGACGGCCATCGCCGGCAGGCAAAAGCGCAGCGCCTTGATGAACGGCGCGGCGGGCACGGTGAGGCTGTACGCGTCCTCCGGCGGGATATCGAGCCGCGGGAATTCCTCGGGCCCGAGCGCGTTGAGTTCGTAGCGCGTCGGCCCGGCTGCCAGGAACACGCGCGTGCCCTGCACCTTGAACTCGAGCTCGGCCTCTTCGGGCAGCGCCTTGAGGATGCGCGTGAGGCGCGCCGCGTGCACGCAGAATATCGCCCCGTCCAGGCCGTCGGGCAGCGTGACCGGGATCTCGATCTGCTGCTCGACATCGCAGGCGACGATGTGATTGCCGCCGATGCGCACATGCTGCAGGATGGGCAGGGCGCTGTTTCGGCTGGCCACATGCGCGGCGAGCGCGACGGCTTGTCGGATTTTCATGCGGCCTCGAAATTCGAAAACATCAGATCGGCGATGTGCTGCGTTTGCGCCGGCGAAAAGATCAGCGGCTCGTCGCCGCCGACCAGGACCATGCGCCGGTCGTCTGTCATGGCAGCGAGAAAGTCGGTGACGTTCGAGGCGCCGGGCGTCGCGGCCTTGCCGTTCGTGCTGCGCGGGGTGCGCTCGGGCGCGGCCGTTGCGCGCTTTTTGTAGTGCCGCTTTTTGCCGGTCTTGGGCGGCTTGCTGGCTTTTTCGTGCTCCGGCTTATCGGCGGCGCCGGCCTCCGAGAGGGTCCATTTGCGGTCGCCGGTAGAGCCGCTCGCGGTGAGCTTGCCGTCGTCGACGAGCTGCTTGAGGTAGTAGCCGGCCATGCCAGGATCGACGCCGCTCGCGCGCGCGATGTCGCCTTTGTTGAGTGAAACGCTGGGTTTGAATACGTTGAGAATCTGATCGCGCTTTGACATTGCTGTGCCTCCTGGGTGGTTAATCGCGGGTGTCGCGGCCTTTCACGAGCCGAGGCCTGCCTGGTGCGGGTTCGGCCGGCGCCGGCAACGGGATAAAGCCAGAGCCGTTGGATCCGGTGATCTTCATGAAATCGTTCTCGACCTTGGCCGAGTTGACGATCACCTGCGCGACGCCGGCGATGGTCCTGGCGCGCTCGATCTCCATCGGCTTGTCTTTGTCCTTGAGCGCTTCGAGCGTCTCAAACAGATGGTTGCGCAGATCCTCAACTTTGTTTTTCATTCCGCTGTCTCCTGTTGATCGCTCGTTTAAGGGCGTCGAGCAGCTGCACCGACTGTTTCAGCTCGGGCGGCAGGTTGTGCACCGAATTGCGCCGCATGTTGTCGGCGCGGCTGATGAGCTCGAGGTTGGCGAGCTCGACGTTGAGCTGGTCGCCGTCCTTGAAGCGCAGGCAGTAGCCCTTCGGGATCGGCCCGTGCGCGTCTTCCCACAGGACCAGGTGAAGCATCCGCCAGCCGAGCGCGCCGGGCGCGAAGCTCACGCGCATGTCGATGTAGCCGTCCGTGTTGATGCGCAGCGCGCCGAGCACGTAGAAGTCGGGATCACGGTTGACGGGAAAGCCGCCCTTTTTGAATTGCGTCTCTGCCATGCGCCCGGGCGCCCAGCCGGGCCGGCGCAGGCCTTTGTTCGCGGGAACGTGCCCCTTTTGAAACCGGCATGCGGCGCCGATGTTGTCGCCCCGGCGCAACCGGCACGCCGCCGGGCTGGCGAGGTACGCCGCGCTTTTGACGATGCCGAGTTTTCGCGCGGTGGCGTAGACCGATGTGACGGAGCGGTTCAACTTCCGCGCGAGCTGCTTGGTCGGCGCGTCTGGATACAGCGCGCAAAGCTGCACCAGGTCGGCGTCGGACCAGCGCCGGCGCGGGGATGCGTCTTTGCCGCGGCGCCCGCTCACCGCCGTTTCCCGATCCACCGCCGGTGCGCCCACATGCTCGCGACGATCCCCAGGGGCCCGCCGCTCAGGTAGGCCGCGATCTGCGCGAGGTTCGCATCCGGCACCAGCTTGTAGAGCGCGAGCTGCGAGGCGCCGATGACGAAGCTGGTGAGGAAGGCGGCGACGTAGTGCCCGCCGTTGACGTTGAGCGATTGCAGTCCGAGCGCGAACACGACGACGAAGGTGGAGCCGAAGAGCGCCAGCTCGATCATGCGTCGCCCTTGTGCGGGGTGATGCCGCGCTCGCGCAGCCGGCGCTGGCGCGCCAGGCCGGCGTTCTGGATGCCCATGCGCAGGTATTTGTCCTGCATCGCCTGCTCGAACGTCATGTGCGGCCGCGTCGGCGCAAAGATGGTTTGCCACACCGCGCGCAGCGCCGGATCGGCCTCGGGCGCGATCGCGTCGGGGAGGTCGAGCGGGAGGTCCATGGAAGCAGTGGCGTTCATGCCATCACCGCTTCGTCAAGCGCGCCGCTGAGTTCGTCCATGGCGCTGAGTGCTTGTTCGAGGGCATTGATACCCTCCTGCATCTTGTCTCCTTTGTCGCCGGCCTGGAGGCCTTCTGGCATGTTGTCGTACTTTTCCTGCTCTTCGTCGTGCAGCTCATCGATCTGCTCTCGCAGCGTGTCGAGTTGATTGCAGATTGCGGTGATGCGATTGCGCTGGAATTTGTTCATGCCGCGCACTCCTCGCCATTGACGTGGCGGTGGATCGGCAGCTGGCAGATCCCGCAGGCGTTGACCTCGACCTCGTACGCGGTCGGCACCCGCTCGCAGCGGCAGGCATCGATCGGATCGCCGCACGCGTCCGCGGTGTAGACCGCGCCGCCGTGGTCCTTCGCATAGGCGCCGGCCAGGCGCGCGCTGTCGGTGATCGCGCCGGTGATGCTGCCATCGGGCCAGCGCACGCCGTAGCGGGCGCTCATGCCGCCCCCGTCCGATTCGCCCGCACCTTGATGTATTCGTACCCGTCGCGTTCCTCGATGGCGAAGCGGATCGCCGGCCTGGGCTTCGCCGCCGGCCGGATCGGCACCACGTTGCCGCGGTCCACCTGCAGCGCCGCCGGCGTGCGCCTGGCGGCCGTGTTGCGGCGCAGGCCGAACGCGAAAAACATCCGCTGTCTAAACGTCTGCATCATTGCCTCCCGTCGGTGAAGATCGAATGGTTGAATGGATGAAGGACTAAATGGCTACTCTGCGGACGGCGCGCGCGCGGAGCTGGTCGTCGATGGTGTGGTCGTCCTGGCCGCCGTAGCCGAAGTGCTGGTACCAGGCATAGTCCGGATCGGCTGCGTGCTGCTCGCCGGACCAGTACGCAGCCCGCTTGAACTGCTCGGGCGCGTTTGCGAAGAGCAGCGCCTGCTCGCGCCGCGTGGGCAGCTCGCCACCCTGCGCGATCGCCCAGGCCGTGGCCGCGTGCCAGTCGGCGGCGTCGCATTCGCCGGGCAGCAGAATCACGTGGTGCGTGGCTTTGCCGTCGGCGACGATGACGCCGGCCCAGCGTTCGCCTTCGTTGAGTGCGGGGATGGTGAGTTGCATGCTTAGCCTCCTTTGGGGGAAAACTGGTTGATGAGGTAATCGCAATCGCCGACCAGCGCGCCGTCGCTCCAATAGACGGTGATCACGGTGTATTGCCCGGTCGCGTCCGGCGCGCGGCAGCGAAAGTCGCTGATCTTGGCGTCCGCGGCCGCGCGGCGCGCGGCGTCCTTCGTGCCCAGATCGTAGATCGACAGGAGCATGAGCCCGAACACCACGGCGACGACGAAGAAAACGAAGCGCATGACGGCGGCCTAGAGCGTCCAGCCGAGGAGGCGCTTCGCCTCGACCGAGCACGCCGGCTCGCGCTTGGGCGCGACATCGCCGGCGAACGAAACGATGCGCGCCTCGGAGTCGTAGGTGGTGGCGATGTAGCGCACGCACTCGGCGAGCACTTCGCGCAGCTGCGCGATCTCGAGCTGGGTTTTGTAGTGCTGCAGCAGGGGGGGTCAAAATACGCCCCCGGCGTATACGGGCGCGAGCAACGCATAAACGGCGTAGCCAACGACAAGCGCGCCGGCCGCGGTCAGGCACCCCGTGACGATGCGCATGCCGGTGATTTTGGCGGGCGGATTCGACGGCGCGATGTCCTCCGCGGCCGCGAGGGACATCGCGGTGAAAAACCCGAGCCAGCCGCCGCAGGCGAAGGCGGCGAGGACGATGTACAGCGGGTGCTGCTGGAGCAGGCTGACGATGGCTTGCATGGGGCCTCCGTTTTGGGTACGGAGGCAGAATAGCAAGAAAAACTTGCCGACGCAAGTAAAACTTGCGCGCGAGTTAAATCAGGGCGTTTTGTTCAATGGCGCCCGTCTAAACTTAGCCTTGCTCAAAGTGCATGCACGGCATATTTCATGTCATTCAACTGCGTCAAACAATGGCGATTCCAAACTGCGGCTTTTTGTGAGGCGGTGCCCTTAGCTACGACGACGATCTCTTTGTTCATTCCTCCGAAGCCGTTCTGGGCGCGATAGCCAAGACAAATCACGGAGGCATCGTCGTTCGCGAGAACGGTGTCCCATTTGACAGATTCTGGATTCCTGGCGGCGTCGATAACAATTTGCATCGCGGCGACAACGCGCTGGAATGCCGCCTCTTTCTTTGCTTCCGCGGCCACCTGCTCCGGGCTCTTGGCGACTTGAACAGAAGTCGGGCTGTTGCACTGGTACACCGCGAGACCAAGGACGCCTGCGAATACGATTCCTAAAACACCGACTTTCTTTGGCCGTTTGAAACCACAGTGCGGACAGGCTGCGACGCTGTCGCTGTGCTCTTTTCCGCATTCGCCGCATTTTAAAAGCGCCACTGAACAATCCTCGGTTAAATCGACTAGTCGTCCAAATAATCGCCCATTGCCGAGCCTAGATCACGCTCGCCGTTGTGTTTCTTTTTCGGATGCTTATTGCCCGGCGGCGCTGGCGTCACACCGAATGCAGCCTCGATCTGTGCGTTGCTCACGCCGCGAAGCGGTTGCTGTCCAAGCTCCTTGCGAGTGATTTCATTGGCGCGATATAGCGCGTGCATCTCGTCGATCAGTTCTCGCCGCTGCAGCTTGAACAGGCCAGCGAAGAGGTGCAGCAAAATCTCTTCCTGCGCCGTCGGCACCGTTGGCGTTTTTAATTGATAGCTGGCTGTCGATTGGTGCAGGGTGGACATCTTGCCGCCATATTCGATGTATGACTCGTCAATGTTAAACACGACGGCCAGGGCCTTTCGAACTGGCTTGCCTGGCAAGTTGGCGTCGGTCTCATATAGGCGAACGGCTTCGCCAGAGTAGGGCTTAGCGCGACCGGCCGCGGCGGCAAGGCGCCTGCCGAGCTCCGGGCGGCTCCAGCCCTTGATCTTGCGCAGGTTTGCGATTCGCTTTCCGGGTGTCGTCATAGAGGAAAGGCTACAAGTTTTGCTTGCACGGTGCACGTTTTCCAAGTATTGCTTGCGAGCGCAAGAAATACTTGCTATATTGGCCGTCATGGACTCCACCGAAAACCCAATCGCGCTCCGGCTCGTCGCTCATTTCGGCGGACGCGCGGGCGCGGCGAAGCGGCTCGGTCGCTCGGCCGAGACCATTCGGCTTTGGTTGGAGAATGGCGTCCCGCTAAGCCAGTCAATCGACGTGGAGCACAAGAGCGGCGGCGTCGTGACTGCTGAGGAAATCCTGCAGGACGCGAAGCGTGCAAAAGCTGGCGAGGTACCAAAAATCGCGGCATGACACAGCCTAACCACTTTTTTTGTGGTGGCAGTGTCAAGTAGTCGCAAACAGGCTAGGGGGTAGTTGACGGTGGTCCAATTTCCATTAGATTTTCAGCCCGGCCTGACGGCACGGTTTCCACGTTGGGAAGACACTTTCGTCGGAGCCGTTTATTCCTGCCGCAAAGGGCTGAACGGCGTCGCCGGCGATTTGGATATGAGCCCTTCGGAGTTGTCCAAGCGGCTCAGCCATCATAGCGACGCTAACGAGCCAAGGCCGCTCAGATCGCAGGACATCGTCGGCATCATCAAATCCACCGGCGACATGACGCCGATCTACTGGCTGGTCGAGCACTTTCTCGAAGATCCCGCGGTTAAGCGTGAGCAGGCCATCAGCCAGCTGGCGGCGCTGGCCCCGATATTTCAGGCGCTCGCAGAGCAGGCGGGCATCCAGGCGACACCAAAACGTAAATCAGCTACCTGATCAAGTCGGCAACGACATGACACCCGTCGAGTTTAACCTCAAGGCGCTGCGCCACGCGTGCGGCCCCCAATCCGTCCGCTCAAAATCGAGCCCAAACGCCCCCAATTATTTTCAGTCTCGTCTGTTCGCTTTCGCACGTCTGTGCGGCGTCGCACAGATTGGGAGTAGGGGCATGAATACATCGAGGGAAGGGCGCTGCGTTTTGAAGGCGGCAGCCACGCAGACAGACAGGGACCACCTGGAAGCCCGACCCGCCTCACTTCCCCGCGGCACTGGGGGAGACGGCACCGCGGCGAAGCCGAAAACCGCGCCCGCATGAACGCCACCCAGTTTATTCTCAAAACCCTGCGCCAGGCGCACGGCGCTATGCGCACGGCCGCGCACCCGCCGGCGCAGATCGCCATCCTGCGCGCGATGCCAGACGGCGAGTTCGTCACCTACAGGGAAATCGTCGACAAGGTCGCAATCGATCGTCACCAGGTTGCCGCCATGGTCCACTACATGCACAAGCGCCGCCTGATCGAGCGCCAGGGCGCGCCGGGCGGCTACAGCTACCGGATCAACGCGCGCGGCCGGGCGATGGCGAAGGGGCGGGTGTGATCCGACGCGGGCTGGCCTTCGTCGCGCGGCTCGCGAGCGCCGCCGCGGGTATCGTCGCGGCGATGCTGTATTCCATTGTGGTGCTCATGTTCGTCACACTAATCATCGCCAGCGTCATCGTGCGCGTCGCATTCAACGCGCCGCTGATTGCCTGGCGCGCAGCCAGCAACAAGGCACCACCACCACAATGAGAACCCCGCACCCCAAAGGGATCAAAGCAGCGCGCGCCTTCGCCGCCCTGTCAACATCGCAACCCATTCACATCTGCACCCGACCTCAACCAGATCGCGGGTCCTCCCTGCACCGTCTGCATAGCGGATACGAAGCGGCGCGGTTCAGCGCTAGGATTTGGGGCGCCCACATAGGCAACCCGGGCTGACCATGCTGGCGATCAAAGTCGATATCCGCGGCATGGACGCGGTGCAAAAGAATCTGGCGCGGATCTCGGACGAGCTGAAACGCGGGAAGGCGATCGGCGCGGCGCTCAACAAGACGGGGCAAAAGGCGAAGGCCGAAGTTAATCGGGCGATCGTCCAGCGCTACGCGATTAAAGCCGGCGAGGTGCGCAATTCGGTGTATCTGCGCAGCGCCCGGGCGAAGGCGAACGACTTGCAGGCCGTGATCGAAATTTTCGGCAGTCCGTCCAAGCGCGGGCGGTCGATGAACCTGGTGCGGTTCCTCGCTGCGGTGCAGGCGGCCGGCCGGGCGCACAAAACGCGCGGCGCGCGGGGGAACAGAAAAGCGCTGGCGGCGCTCGGTGCGCAGCTCGGGTTCCAGATCACGCGCTCTGGCGGGCTCAAGCAGATCGAAGGCGCGTTTCTGGGCAACAAGGGGCGCACTGTGTTTCAGCGCACCGGGCCCGGGCGGCTGCCGATCGCGCCGGTCCAGGTGATCGGGGTATCGCAGATGTTCAGCTCGCGTGCGATCCGCACGCGCGTGATGGCGAAAATAAACGCGGACCTGCCGGTCGAAGTGCGCCGCGCGGTGGAGATGATCCTGGCGAGGTCGGCACGATGAACCTCACCATTTCGGTGCGATATTCCTGTCGCGCCTGCGATCTTGAAGACATGATGGGGATGATCCTGGCGGGTCCGGCATGAGCGCCAATTACGAGGACGTGCGGGCGCAGCTCGCGGCGGCGGGGCTCCTGGTGGACCGGGAGCTGGCGCTCGATGCGCGGATCCAGCGCTGGAAGACCGAGGACGGCGGGCACGAGCGGCGCGGCTGGTCGCGGCTGCGCGAGGTGACGTTCGACGACGGCAACCATTACATCATCGGGGCGTTCGGCGTCTGGCACGGCAACGACGACGGGCGCATCAAGGTCGCGGTGCGGCCGGCCGACCCGGCGAAAAAGCTCTCGACCGCGCAGATCGCCGCGATCCGTGCGGCGCAGAAGGAAACCGCGCGCAAGCTCGACGAGGAGCGCAAGCTCGAGGCGAAGACCGCGGCGCGCTGGGCGGCTGCGGTGTGGGATCGCGCCGCGCCGGCGAGCGAGCACGAGTACACGACGCGCAAGCGCATCCAGGCGCACGGCCTGCGCGTGCTTACCGCCGAGAGCCTGCAGCACGAGGCCGCGGCCGGCGGCGGGGCAGGGCGCGCCGGCACAGAACAGAACGCAGCAGGGCAGGCGAACTCCCTGTCGAGCGCAAGTACCCCCACTACCGCGGCCGAGCGTGCGCGCCTTAGTCATGACGATGCGGCCGATCCGCTAGTCGGCGCGGGCGACCCGGCCGGGCCGGGAACTGGCGACGCGATCGACAAAGCAACGCCGCGCCCTGCTGCCCCACAAACCGGGGCCGGCGCCGCCGCCCTGCTGCTCCCGGGCATCGACGAGTCGAACTGGTACCGGCTGACCAAGGCGGTCGGGGCCCTGGTGGTGCCGATGCACGACGCGAATGCGAACGTCTGCGGCGTGCAGTTCATCTACCCGAAGGGGCACGAGCGCGCGAAAAAGATCGGCCGCGACAAGGAATTCTGGCCCGCGGGCATGGCCATGGCCGGCACCTTCGGGCTGATCGGGCACATCAACCGCTCTGGCCTGGTGCTGATCGCCGAGGGCTACGCCACCGCCGCGAGCTTGCACGAAGCCACCGGCCAGACCGTGGCCTATGCGTTCAGCGCGAACAATGTGGCCAAGGCGGCGAAGCTGCTGCGCCAGGTGTACAAGCGCCTGCGGCTGCTCTTCTGTGCCGACGACGATTACCTGACCGAGGGCAACCCGGGCGTCGCCGCCGCGGTCGCGGCCTGCGCCGCGTTCGAGCATGCGGCCTGGATCAAGCCGGACTTCACCGACGCGGACGGCAACGATCAACGCAACGGCAAAAAGCTCACCGACTTCAACGATCTTGCCGTGCTGACCGGGCTGCCCCTCACGCTGGCCAACCAGGTGAACGCCAAGCTCGATGCGTTGAAGTGGCGCGATCCGCAACACGCGCGCGGCGAGGCCGTATCCGGGGAGCGGGGTGGCGATGCGTCTGACAATAACGGCCGGCGCGCGGCGCAGGCGATCATGGGCGTCGGTGAAGTGGTCGCGCGCTTCGTGCCGCTCGATGACGGCACCGGCAAGTACGTGTTCGACACCTGGACCAACAAGGTGGCGCACCGCGACCAGATGATTGCGCTTTTGCCCGCCGGCGTGCGCGGCGACGACGTGAAGCGGCACCCGGTGTGGATCGAGCGCGGCGCGTGCTATCTCGACGAAGTGGGGTTCGACCCGACGCTGGCCGACGCCGGCGTCAAGCTCAACACCTGGCGCGGCTGGCCGCGCAAGCCCAAGGCGGGCAAGTGCGAGCTGCTGCTCGACCTGCTGCGCTACCTGTGCTCGGAGGAACCGAACGTCGACGAGGTCTACCGCTGGATTTTGTGCTGGATGGCCTGGCCGCTGCAGCACCCGGGCGCGAAGATGTTTTCCGCGATCATCATGCACGGCCCGCAGGGCACCGGCAAGAGCACGGTGTTCGAGACGCTCGCGGAAATCTACGGCGACTATTCCACCGTGTTGAATCAACGCGGGCTGGAGGACAAGTTCAATGCCGACTGGTCGGATTCCAAGCTCTTCATCCTGGCCGAGGAAGTGGTGACGCGGCAGGAAATGTGGCACATCAAGAACGAGCTGAAACAGCTTGTCACCGGCAAGTGGATCCGCGTCAACCCGAAGAACATCGCGGCGTACCGACAGCGCAATCAGGTCAACATCTGCTATCTGTCGAACGAAAACCAGCCGCTGCCGATCGAGAACGACGACCGGCGCCACCTGGTGGTGTACACGCCGCCGGCGCTGCCCGAGGCGTACTTCGACGAGCTCTACGCCGAGATCGAAAACGGCGGCATCGACGCGCTCTACCAGTACCTGCTCGATTACGACACCGCGGGCTTTCATCCGAAAAAAAAACCGCCGATGACCGAGGCCAAACAGGCGCTGATGGCGCTCGCGAGCCCCTCCGAGCTGCGCTTCATCAACGATTGGGTCGGCGGCGAGCTCGGGCTGCCGGTGTGCCCGGCGCGCTCGATGGACGTATACGCCGCGTACAAGCGCTGGTGCCAGGCCAACGGCGAAGTGCGGCCGCGGCCGAGCAACCAGTTTTTGGGCACCGTCGGGCGCATGGCGGGCTGGGAGCGCGTACATGCGCGCATCCACACCAACACCAATTACACCGGCGCGACCGTGTTCAAGCGCCTGCTGGTGCCGCCGGTCAATGTGCTGCAGGCGGCCGGGCGTGAGATGAAGCCGGACGAACAGATCGCCCGCTTTTATACCGACGGCGCGGTCGATTTCGCCGGCGCGCTGCACCAGGACGCCGACAGGGGGTACGGATGACGGCGGTGTGCCATATGTGCCAGCACTTTGTGCCAGACCCAAAACCCCTAAAACCGAATGGAATCAAGGGGCGTGCCATACGTGCCATACGTGCCAGCACATTTTCCCGCGCGCGCGTATGCAAACACTTCCCGCACGTGCATGACCTACGCGCGCGCGTACTACATCACCTGGCACACCTGGCACATATGGCACAGTTATTGAAAAGAAAAGGAAATTCGGTAAATTTCTGCTGGCACGTCTGCTGGCACGTCTGGCACAGACCATGATCGAGTCCAAAACCGCCTTCGCCCGGCGCCTGGGCGTGCACAAATCGCAGATCACGCGCGCCGCGCAGGCCGGGCGTCTGGTGCTGACGGCCGACGGCCGGGTGGAGGTCGAGGCCAGCATCCCGCTCTGGTACGCAACCAAGGGCAGCAGGGATGACGTGGCGGCTCGGCACGCCGCCCAGCGGGGCGCAGGCGCGGCGAACGCCGGCGCGGCCGGGCTGACAGGGCAGGGCGCGGGGGAAAGCGCCGCAAACGGGCTGGATTCGCATCCGGCAACCGGCGGCGCAACGGCCGCAACCGATGGCGCGCTCGAAACCCGCGCCGCCGCCCAGGCGCGCAAGGAATCGGCCGGCGCCGACCTGCTCGAACTCGAGCGCGCGCAGAAGCTCGGCGCGCTGATCGCGCGCGAAGATGCCGACGCCGCGATGAAGTTCATCGGCGGGGCGCTTCGCGCCGCCCTGGACATCATGCCCGACCAGACCGCGCCGCTGGTCGCGCCGATCACAGGCCTCGATGAAGTGCATGCGCTGCTGCGCGAGGCCGCGCAGTCGGTGCTCGCCAGCGTCGGCGAGGCGATCGAGCGGCAGCGGCGGGAGCTGGAAGCGGTGAAGGCGGGCGCATGAGCGTCCGAATTGTCCACGGCGATTGTCTTGAAGAGCTGCGCAAGCTGCCGGCCGCCTCAGTGCATTGCTGCGTCACCAGCCCGCCGTATTGGGGTCTTCGAGACTACGGCGTAGCCGGGCAGATCGGCCTTGAATCCACGCCCCTAGATTACGTCGAAAAGATGGTGGCCGTGTTCCGCGAAGCGCGTCGCGTGCTGCGCGACGATGGGACGCTCTGGCTGAACCTCGGCGACAGTTATGCGGGCAGCGGGCGTGGCGGGTATGCCGGAAACAAAAGTGGGTTGGATGGATCGGTGGACGGACAGGACAAATCGAGGATCGCTCGTGGGTCGCAACTTGCGGCCGGATTACACGAATCCGCATGCGAAGCGGGGGCAATTGGTCGAGCATGGATTCCTCCACCTAACGGGCTCAAGCAAAAAAATTTGGTGGGCATCCCTTGGCGCGTCGCGTTCGCCCTACAAGCCGATGGCTGGTATCTGCGCCAGGACATCATCTGGCACAAGCCGAACCCGATGCCAGAGAGCGTGCGGGACCGCTGCACAAAGGCCCACGAATACATCTTCCTGCTGGCGAAGTCGGAGCGGTACTACTACGACGCCGATGCAATCGCCGAGGCGGTCGTGGGCGACCCGGAGGCCTCCCGCAATCGGTGGGACACCAAGGACTATGATGTGCCGGGACAGAAGCCGCAGAAGCGCCTCACGCGCGGGAAGCATTCGACGCAGGCCCCGCAGTCCTCTGGACACCGCATCGTGGAGAACGTCGCGCGGGCCCGCGCGGCTGGCGCGGATCACGACTCGCCGTTCGGCGACACCCGCAACAAGCGCAGCGTGTGGACCGTCACGACAAAGGCATATGCAGACGCTCACTTCGCTACCTTCCCACCGGATCTGATTGAACCCTGCATCCTCGCCGGCTGCCCGAGGGGGGGGGTAGTCCTAGACTGTTTTGGCGGCGCCGGGACAACCGGGCTGGTAGCAGACCGCCTGCAGCGCGACGCTATCCTGATCGAACTGAATCCAGAGTACGCGGCGATGGCAAATAGACGCATCACCGCAGATTCTCCGATGTTTTCGCAAGTCGGCGCATGAACCTCGCCCACCTCACCCCCACGCTCGGCCAGGCGGACCTGCTCGCGGTCGCCTGGCGCGCGGCGTCGCCCAGGCGGGTGTTGTCGGTGTCGGCGTGGGCGGACGAATACCGGGTGCTGACGGGCAAGCAGGCCGGCGAGCGCGGCCGGTATCGCACGGCGCGCACGCCGTTTATCCGCGAGATCCAGGACTGCCTGTCCGCGCTCTCGCGCGTGACCGACATCGTGGTGAAGAAATCCAGCCAGGTCGGGATCACGGAGGCGACGGTGAACTTCATCGGCTACGCGATGGAGCACGCGCCGGCGCCGATGATGGTGATGATGCCGACGCTGGAATCGCGCGACGCGTGGAAGGTGCAGAAGTTGAACCCGCTTTTGCAGGAGACGCCGTGCGTGCGCGAGCTGCTCGGCGGGGTGCGTTCGCGCGACGCGGCGAACCGGCAGGACCTGATCGACTTCCCCGGCGGGGTGCTGTTTCTCGCCGGCGGGAATTCGCCGAACTCGTACGCGCAGAAGTCGGTGCGCTACCTGGTGCTCGACGACCTGGATCGCTTTCCCGAGGAGATCGGCGAGGAAGGCGACGTGATCACGCTGGCCGAAGGCCGCACCAAGGCGTTCGCGCGGTCCAAACGTCTGTATATCAGCACGCCGACGGTGAAGGACGGCCTGATCGACCGGCAATGGCAGAAGAGCGACCAGCGCACCTACCACGTCGCCTGCCCGCACTGCGGCGCGCGCCAGCCGCTCGACTGGGGCGGGCCCGATCTGCCTTACGGCATCAAGTGGACCAAGCACGCCAACGGGGAGATCATCAACGCGCGCTATCTGTGCCGCGAATGCGCGGCCGAGATCCACGAGCACCACAAGCCGGCGCTGCTCGCCGGCGGCGTGTGGATCGCGGCGCACCCGGAGCGCGCGATGCGCGGCTATCACATCAGCGCGCTCTATGCGCCGATCGGGCTGGGCCCCTCCTGGCTCGAGCTCGCGCGCGGCTGGCACGACGCGCAGGCCTCCACCGCGACGCTGCGCGCGTTCATCAACACGCAGCTCGGCGAGGCCTGGGAAGAGCGCGGCGAGTCGATCGACCCGAACACGCTCCTGAACCGGCTCGAGGTGTACCCGGCCGCACCGCCGCCGCGCGTGCGCGGCGTCGGCATCGACGTGCAGAAAGACCGCATCGAGGTGTCGCTGCTCGAATTTGGCGACGGCGAGGAGGCCTGGTACATCGACCACCTGATCGTGGAAGGCGACACCGCGGGCCTCGACCCCTGGGACGAACTCGCCGACGAGCTCGACGCGCTCGCGCCCGACTGCGGCGGCATCGACTCGGGCTACAACGCCGACCAGGTGTATGCGTTCTGCAAAAAGCGGCCGTGGCTGTACGTGTGCAAGGGCATCGAGGGGCGCGGCAAGACGCTCACCGAAGACGACGACGCGCGTAAGCGCCGGCTGCGCAAGCGCCGCAAGAAAGGATTTTCCCCGTTCCTGGTGTCCGACGAAGCGGCGAAAGCGCTCCTCACCCAGCGGTTGAAGCTCGCGCCGCCGGAAGAGAACGGCACGCGCCCGGGGTATCTGCATTTTCCGCGCGAGGCGGCGTTCGACGACGAGTTTTTCGCGCAGCTCGCCTCGAACAAGCTGGTGGAGAAAACCAAGCGCCGTCGCCTGGTGCGCGAATGGGTGCAGACGCGTGTACGCAACGAAGCGTTCGATTGCTGGAAACTCGCGCTCGCGGGGCTGCGGCTGTCGAAGCTGCAGCCCGGGGCGGCGCGCCGCGGCGGGATCTCGCTCGCCGGCAGCGCGCGCGCGGCGGCGGGCGGCATCAGCCTGGCCGGGTCGCGGCGCGGCAACGCATGAGCACGCGCGACGACGATTTGATCCGCGACATCCTCGCGCGCGTGCTCAAAGTCATCGCGAGCGGCGACACGTTCAGCGAAGCGCTGTCGGTGCAGATCGAGGAGGAAGTGCATCACGACTGGGCGGGCGAGACCTACCGCGTCTCCAAGCGCATCGACAACCCGAAAAGCGCACGCTACGGTCCGCATTTGAAAAAGGCGATCGTCGCCGAAGCGGAAAAGGGGACGCCGGTGCCGGAGGTGCAGCGCAAGTTCGGGGTGGGCAGGGCGACGATTTATAGGCTGTTGAAGCGCGGGTGAAGGTGATGCTGTTCGTTAAAAGGGGTTGAAAGTATGGCAGAGATAAGCACCCAACGGTCGATCGATTCTTTAATCCGCGATTTTGCGCGGCGCGTGTCGGAACGCGCGACGCTACCCGTGGTGCACAAAGCGTTTTCCGATAGTCCATTGGGCGCGCTCGCCCTGACACCGGTTGCGCCCCCTCCCGAGAAACAGGAAGCGCCGATTATTACGCGCGCTGAAGCGGTACGGGCTGACATCATTTTTCAGGCAGCCGCCCAGACAGCGTTTAAGCGAGTGCTAAAGGCAGAACCGAACGGAACGCTGCTCGGCAAAAAAGCAGTCGAAATATGCCAGACAGCCTTCAATTCCGCGATAAAAATGCATTGCGGAAAAATTCTCGCTGCGGCGAAGGTGAAGCCCGGAGCATTTAACTCAATCATGGAGCAAAAAGCAAAAGCCAAACTGGCCCGGAAAGAACTCGCCGCCGAACTCCGTTCCGGTAGAAAGCGATTGAGCAATTTGCAGTGGAAGATTGCCCATGCCGATGATGTCGCGGAACGCCTGGTTGAGGCACGAAGGCGCGAGAAGGTAAAGGGTGCGCGCGAACAGTTGGCAAACGCTCTTGTATCGGCGCGGGCTAGACTAAAGGCGCTTAGAAATAGTTTTGATAGCGACTCCCACACTCTGGTCGGTTATGCGAGGTCGGCTATGAATGATGTGATTATCGCTGGCAGCCAATATCCAGAAATTCCACTTCCCACGTTTAAGCCGACTCCAAACGCCAGTGGTTTGCCATCCGCGCCTGGTATTTACTTTCTATGGGTTGACGATGTGGTCGAGTACGTTGGTCAATCGATACGCCTTTGTGACCGTCTCCGATTGGGGATGCATCACGTTCTTAATGAGAGGCATCGGATATCAGTGGTTTTCGTGGATCGGAAGGAATTGACATGGGCTGAGTGCTACTACATCGGGGCGCTTAGGCCACATAGAAACTTCGGTGCAAGTGCATCACATTACGAACCACCCGATTAGCTTGGGTGTGGACACGATGTTCTTTTTGAAGCGAAACTGAGAAAGGAGAATGACATGAACCGCCGCGGTTTTCTATCCCTGGTGTTAGCTACCATGCTTCCGGCGCCAAACGCGAACGCAATGCCAAAGGAAGCTGCGAAAATGGTGTTTGCTGAACCGTTCCTCAAAAGCCCGACGTTCTGCACGTCGGTAGGATGGTCGGCAGGATCGGCGGTCGGACCGACCTCGCGCTGCGTGGTCACCAACGTGTTTAGATTCAGAGATAGCCTTGAAGATCTTCGGTCGGCGGCGCAGATCGAGGCCGCCGCCAGCTTTAAGTCGTGATCCGCCGCCCTGTCTCACTTGCCTTAACTTGAGACAGCCGCGCGGCTAAGGTGCAAGGGAGTGCGACCCCCCCCACCCGGAGCCCTTGCAGATGGCCGGCATTACCCTCGCGCAAGCCGAAACCCAGCTTGCCGCCTACCTCGCCGCCGAAACCGCTGTTCTTTCCGGCCAAGCCTACGAAATCGCCGGGCGCACGCTGCGCCGTGCGAATCTGGAGGACATCCGCCTCGGCATTGCCACCTGGGATGCGCGCGTCAAAACGCTTGCGCGCGCCGCCGAAGGCCGCACCCGGTCGCGCACCATGGTGCCGGGCGGCTGACCGTGAAGCGCCTGCCCGTTATCACCCCGAACCTGCTCGACCGCGCGATCGCCGCGGTGGCGCCGCGCTTCGCCGTCAAGCGGCTGCAGGCGCGCACCATGCTGGCCCTGGCCGGCGGCTACACCGGCGCGCGCATGGACCGCGCGAGCCTCGGCGGCTGGCACGCGCAGCCGGGCGGCCCGGAGTCCGATATCGTCGCCGACCTCCCCGCGCTGCGCGCGCGCTCGCGCGACCTCGCGCGGAACGTCCCCATCGCCGCCGGTGCGATCGGCACGCAGGTGTCGCATGTGGTCGGCACCGGCCTGTCGGCCTCGCCCAGCCCGGACGCCGCGTTCCTGGGCCTTACCGAGGCCGCCGCCGAGGCCTGGCAGGTGGCGACGCAGCGCGAGTGGAAGCTGTGGGCCGAATCGCGCGACTGCGACGCGGCGCGCCAGCTCAACTTCTACGGCCTGCAGCGGCTCGCGTTTCGCAGCGCGCTCGAATCGGGCGACGCGTTCGTGCTCACGCCGAACCTGCGCCGGCCGAACCGGCCCTATCAGCTCACGCTGCAGGTGATCGAGGCCGATCGCGTGTGTAACCCGGATTACAAGGCGGATTCGGACGCCATCGTCGCCGGCATCGAGCGCGCCGGCGTGGGCGGCGAGGCGATCGCGTGCCACATCGTCGACCGGCACCCGGGCGAACTGCGCAAACGCGGCGCGAACTGGACGCGCTACGTCTACACCGGCAACGCCAGCGGGCGGCGCAACGTGCTGCACCTCTTCGAGCCGACGCGGCCGGGCCAGGTGCGCAGCGTGCCCGCGCTCGCGCCGATCATCGAGCCGCTGAAGCAGCTCGGGCGCTACACCGAGGCCGAGCTGCAGGCGGCGGTGACCTCGGGGCTATTTTCCGTGTTCGTGAAAATGGACCCCGAAGCGTTCAACGAACTGTTCGACGGCGACGCGCAGGAGACCATCGTCAACCAGGCGAAGGGCTGGTCGGGTGAAATGGAAAGCGGCAAGGCGATCAACCTGCTGCCCGGCGAAGACATCACCTCGGCCAACCCCGGGCGGCCGAACGCCGCGTTCGATCCGTTCGTGCAGGCGATCCTGCAGCAGATCGGCATGGCGCTCGAAATCCCCTACGAAGTGCTGACCATGCACTTTTCCTCGAGCTACAGCGCGGCGCGCGCGGCGCTCCTGTCGGCGTGGCGGTTTTTCCGCTCGCGCCGCGACTGGCTCGCGACCTACCTGTGCCAGCCGGTCTATGAGCTGTGGCTGGAGGAGGCGGTGTCGATCGGCCGCATCGCCGCGCCCGGCTTTTTCGCCGACCCCGCGGTGCGCGCCGCCTGGTGCGCGGTGCAGTGGACCGGCGACGGCCCCGGTTCGATCGATCCGGTGAAAGAAGTTGCCGCTGCGCAGCAGCGCGTCGACATGGGCATTTCCACGCTCGCGGCCGAATCGATCCTGTATGACGGCGTCGACTGGGACACCAAGCACCGGCAGCGGGTGAAGGAAGAGGCGGCGAGGAAGGAAGGCGGGCTCGCCCAGGTGGCGCCCGCCGTCGTGCCGGCGCCGGGCGCACCGCAGGACGCAGACGCCGAAAACGTGGACGGAACCGATGCCGAAGCACCGGGCGCGATCGACGCGACGCGGCTCGAATCGCCGGCGTATCGCGCAGAGATCGAAGCGCCGCGCGAGCGCGATCCGCTTACCGCGGTGCTCGGCGCCGCGCTCACCGCGGCGGTGCAGCGCGCCCCGGCCGGATCGACCACCTACCAGGGCCGGCCGGTGAAGGCCTGGACGTTCGAGACCGACGAGCGCGGCATCACCACCGCCACACCGATTACCGAAGAGGCACCCGTCATGGGCTGGACATTCGAAACCGACAACCAGGGCAACACCGTCGTGCGCCAGAAGGCGCTCGACGCGCAGACGGAGGAGCAACCCGCATGAGCTCCAAATACAACGCCGCGCGCCGCGCCTTCGGCGAAGGCTCGCTCTCCTGGACGCGCGACCGCATCGTCGCGCAGCTCGTGTCCGCGGAATACAAATTCAACGAGACCCACGCCACCGACACATGGCTCGCTGGCCGCGTCGGCGATCCGGTCGAACTCGCCGAGCGCAGCGTCGCCGCCACCGGGCACGTGCGCGCGAAGCAGATGATATTCAGGGCCGTGCGCGGGCCGCAGGTGGTGGCGCTGGCGATCTACCGCGCGCCGGGCGAGGGAAGCAAGCAGCCGCGCACGCTGATCGCCTATATCGACGACGTCGAGGCCTTCCCGATGATGCCCAACGGCGGCGACATCCTGATCGACATGCCCGAGCAGGGCATATTCCGCGTCTAGCGCATGTACCTTTCTGACTTCATCAAGGAGACGGCCCCGGCGCCCGGCGTCGGCGCGTATGCGCTCGCCGGCGCCGCCGCGGGCTTCACCGCGATCCCCACCGCGGCCGATGGCCTGACGCTGCCCTACGGCGCGACCGACGGCAGCGGCTACGAAACCGGCATCGGCACCTACACCCACGCCACGCGCACGCTCGCGCGCACCACAATCAAGAAATCGTCGAACAGCGACAACGCGGTGAACTGGGCAGGCGGGACGATCAGCATCGTCGTCGGGCTGCTCGCCGACATGGTGCCCGCCACCTACGGCACCACCGGCCAGGTGCTGCGCGGCGTCACCGGCGCAGCACCCGCCTGGGGCGCCCCGCTCGCCATCGGCGATACCATTACCGACGCCACTGCGGGGAGCATTTTATTTGCCGGCGCGGCGGGCGTGGTCGCGCAGGACAACACCAACCTCAAATGGGGCACGACCGCAGGCCAAGGCTTGACCGCGAAGGCGGGAACGGCAGCAAGCGCAGTCTCGGCGTTCGAACTCAGCCAAACTTGGAACTACGCAACCGCTGCAATCACCGGCGTCAAGTGGACGTTCACCGATACATCCAGCCATGCGAACACGCTGGCGCTGCATATATTGGGCGGGGTGGCTGGGGCGACGGACCTCCTCAAACTTACGAAAACCGGGGCTTTGCAAGTAGCAGACGGATCGAGTACTGCGCCATCATATTCGTTTGCTGGCGACCCTGACACCGGATTTTTTAGCTATACAAATGGAAATTTTGCTGTAACCAACAATGGGCAGGTAAATTTCGGGTATGTAGGCAACTCCCTGATTGCTAGGTCAACTGGTTCCTATAACTTTGCATCCGGTGGCACAGTGCTTTCTAGAGACACAAGTATAACGAGGCTAGCAGAAGGCGTAATTCAGATAGGCGTTGGGGCGCTTGCAGGTTCTACCGGCACTATTCAGTGCAAGCACAACTCTAGCGACGGCAGTGCTGGCGTATCAGGCACAGGCACCACCATTACCTGCAAAGACGGAATCATCACGGCTATTTCGTAAAGGACGACCAATGCCCACCCTAACCATCACCTACCCCGCAGGCGACGGACAACGATTTGCCGCAGCCCTGGGCAAAGCGCAATCCCTGAAAGACGCGAACGACAATCCGCGCAGCGCGACAGCCGCTGAGTGCAAGTCCTTCCTGATTGGGCGGGCGCGGCAGCTGATCGTGGATGTTGAAGGGGCCGAGCTGACGAAGGCGGCGCTCGACGCTGTGGTCGTGCCTTCGGTGGACATGACATGAACGACCTCGACATTCGCATTGCCGCGCTCGCGCGCGAGTACCAGGCGCATGTCGCGCAACTCTCCGGCCGGGCCGCTGGCCTGGCCGCAGAACTTGCCGCGACGCAGGCGCAGCTCGAAGCCGCGCAAAAGCGCGTGGCCGAACTCGAAAAGCCGGCCGAGGCCGCAAAAAACGGAGAGTAATCCATGCAATTCGGTGCCGTACCGTTTGGCTCGGTGCCGTTTGGGGCGGGCGCGGCAGAGTCCCGCGTCCAGGTCGCCGGCGTCATCCGCTACGCCGTGCCGGGCTGGCCCTCCCTGCAGCGCGCGTTCGCGCACGCGATCGTCGAAGCCGACGAATTCTGCCGCCTGGTCGCGCGCCAGCTCGCGCCGCCGGCACAGCGCGCTGCGGTGCGCAAAACGGACGCGCTCCAGCTAGAGGCCGCCGACGAATTGCGCGCACCGACCGCCCGCGCCGTGTTCGCCGCGCGGCTGCGCGCAGCCGCCAACGACGAGCCGCTGCCGCAGCTCGCCCACGCGCACCCGGTGCGCGCCCGCCGCGGCCTGCCGAGCCGCGAGGTGCTGGCGCATTTTCTGCGCGAGATCGCCTGAACGCGTTTTGCATGGCGCCGCCGCGCCGAGCCTGGCGCCTGTCTCACTTGCCTTAACTTGAGACAGCCGCCTGCGTAATCTGCATTTGTCCACTGCGGAGCGCATCTACACAGTTTGGAAATCCGGTCCGCGCCGTGGCGTTATTTCACTGAAAAAGGCTGAGCCATGACCCAGAAAGTCGCCCACACCAACAGCATGGTGGAAGCCGTCGACGCGGCGGTCGCTGTTGCCTACCGTTCCGCCGTGACCGCGGCCGACGTCGTCGCCGTGCCGGGCACGGTCACCTGCACCAAGCAGGCGGGCGGCTCGGCCGATGCGGGCGAATACACCGTGTTCGTGATCGCAGGCAACGCCTACGGCCGCACCACGGCGAAGCAGGGCAACACCACGGTCACGACCGAAACCACGAACCTCACCGTGCGGGCCGCGTTCGCGGCCGTGACGGGCGCGACGTACTACGACATTTATTGCAGCACCGACGGCGCCGCGGCCAAGTGGGTCGGGCGCATCACCGAAGCCGAGCGCGCGAGCGGCATCAAGATCGATGCGGTGGGTTCGACCGCCGCGGGCGGGGCTGCGGGCGCGGTGGATATCGAAGAGGTCGGCACCGGCATCGCGGTCAACGCCGCGAGCAATGCGGTGAACACCGCGTTCAGCATCCCGGCATCCCCGGTCGATTGCACCGGCTATCGGTATGTCGATTTCGATCTGACCCTGAGCCGCACGGGCGACGCCGTCGTGCCGGCGCTCACGGTGATTCCGTTTTACTACAACGCGCGCACGGCGACGTACCAGGCCGGCACCGCGGTGGCGCTCACCTTCGGCGGCGCGGCCGGCGTCTACAACCCGATCAAGCAGCGCACGCGGGTGGAGGCGCGCGGCAATGCGGGCGTGGCCCTGGTGGTGGCCGCGATCGCCGGCACCGGCGCGTCGCTCGACATCGATGCGACGCTGAGCTGAGCGATGAAGCTCCTCGATATCCTCACCTCCCCCTGGGCGATCCAGCCCGAAAAGCTGCTGGAGATCCAGGCGATTTACGCGACGCATCTGCGCGGCGAGAAAATCGACATCGCCGCGGTGGAAAAGCGCCTCGGCAAGCCGCTCGCAAACGAGCGCGCGCCCTATGAGAATCGCGACGGCGTCGCGGTGATCGCGCTGCACGGGGTGATCGCAAAGCGCATGAACCTCTTTGCGCAGATCTCGGGCGGCGTCTCGACCGAGCTTGCCGCGCGCGACCTCGCCGATGCGATCGCTGACCCGGCGGTGCATTCGATCATTTTGCATATGGATTCCCCCGGCGGCACGGCGGACGGCACGCAGGCGCTCGCGCGCACCGTCATGGCCGCGCGCGACGCGGGCAAGCCGATCGTCGCCTGGGCCGACGGCGTGATGGCCTCGGCGGCGTACTGGATCGGCTCGGCGGCCGCGCGCGTCTACATGGCCGACGGCACCACGCAGGTCGGCTCGATCGGCGTCGTGGCGAGCCACACCGACGTGTCGGGCTGGGAAGCGCAGCGCGGCGTGAAGACCACCGAGATCTACGCCGGCCAGTACAAGCGCATCGCCTCGAACTATGCGCCGCTCAGCGCCGATGGCAAACAATCGATTCAGGACCAGGTCGACTACCTCTACGCGGTCTTTGTCGCCGACGTGGCCGCGCAGCGCGGCGTGTCGGTCGATACCGTTTTGAACTCCATGGCCGATGGACGCATCTTCATCGGCCAGCAGGCGATCGACGCCGGGCTCGTGGACGGTGTTTCCACGCTCGACGCGTTGGTCGCTGACTTGAACCGCAGCCGGCTCCAGGGCGGACCCGATTTCGCGGCGCGTGCAGACGTTCGCACGAATACGACGGACGTACCCCTCATTCTTTCAGGAGATGTGATGAAAATTACCAAAGAAACCCTCGCGGCCGAGGCCCCCGAGCTGCTCGCCGCGATTCAAACCGACGCGCACGCCCTGGGCCGGGCCGAAGGCCTCGCCGCCGGCGCGCAAGCCGAACGCGAACGCATCCAGGCAGTCGAAAACCAGCTGATCCCCGGACACGAAACGCTGATTGCCGCGCTCAAATTCGACGGCAAGACCAGCGGGGCGGAAGCGGCGGTGCAGGTGCTCGCCGCCGAAAAAACCCTGCGCGGCACCGCGCTCGCGCAACTGCGCGGGGACGCGCCGAATCCGGCCGCAGCACCCGCGGCGCCGTCCAATGCACCTGTGGCGGAAGATCACACGCTGCCGCTCGAAGACCGTGCCCGCGCCAAGTGGGACACCGACCCGAAGCTGCGCGGCGAGTTCAGTAGTTTCAAAAACTATCTGGCCTATACCCGCGCCGACGCAGCCGGAAAAATCCGCGTGCTCGGGCGCAAGTCGGCCTGATCGCCCAGGGCACCCCCAGGCACAACCCAACCCATACGACAAGGAACCCATCATGAAAAAATCGCTGCTTTACTTCTGCGCAATCGCCGGGCTGGTCGCCGGCGCCGTGGCGCTCGCTGCAACCGGGCATATCTCGCAGGAGACGCTCGCGACGCTGCCTTACCTCGGCTTGATCGGGACGACGTTGGCAGCCAACAGCCCGCGCGCCTACGAGCTCGGGAACCGCAATGAAATTCCGGTGATCGCATCGGACATCATCTACGAAGGCGCCGCCGTCGGCGTCGTCGACGCTACCGGGCACGCCCGGCCGCTGAACGCTGCCGACCGCTTCGTCGGCTTCGCCGAAGCCAAGGCCGACAACTCCGCGGGCACCGCCGCCGCGATCAACGTGCGCCTGATCGCCTCGGGCGAGGTGCAGCTCTCGGTGACGGGCGCGGTGATCACGGACGTGGGGCAGCCGGTGTACGCGACCGACGACGACACCTTCGTGTTCCTGCCGACCGGCGCCGTGTTCATCGGCTTCGTCAAGCGCTTCGTCTCCTCGGGCGTGGTGGTCGTCGGGTTCGATGCGGCCAACTACAAAGACCCGTACGGCAACAGCGTGCGCGAAACGGTCTCGGCCGACCTGACCACCGACATTCAGGACACGGGCAAAACCCTGTTCGTCGATACCGACGCCAAAACCATCACCCTGATGGCTTACGCGGCGGCGACGGCGAGCCGCTTCAAGGTGGTGAACATCGCGCCGTTCGGCACGGTCGAGGTCGCCATCGACCCCAACGGCAGCGACAAGATCGCCGGCCCGAACGACACCGGCGCCGACGGCGGCATTTTGGCCAATACCAAGGCCACCGCACGCCGCGGCGATTACGTGGTCATTTCCGCAAACGGCGACGACGGCTGGATCGTCGAAGAAATCCGCGGCACCTGGACCATCGCGTAGCGCGGCCCGGCCCCTCGAACAGAACCCAACGAAAAAAGGACAAACACCATGGACCAAAGCATCCTCAGCAGCCGCGATGTGGTCGGCATGTACTACGCGCGCCTGGAGAACCCGATGAACGCCGGCTGGATCGACGGCGTCTCCAACCTGTTCGGCAGCGACCAGGCCTCCGAGCAGTACCCCTTCCTCGGCCAGAACCCGCGCATGCGCGAATGGATCGGCGGGCGCCAGGCGAAGGGCCTGCGCGCAAACAGCCTGACCATCACCAACCGGCATTACGAAGCAACGACCGAAATTGCGCTGCGCGACCTGCGCCGCGACAAGACCGGGCAGCTCGAAGCGCGCATTGCCGAATTCGCCGACGAAGGCGACGCGCACTGGGGCACGCTGCTCTCGACGCTGATCCTCGCGGGCACCGCGACGGCCTGTTACGACGGCTCGTACTTTTTCGACACCACCCACGCCGAAGGCGACTCGGGCACGCAGGATAACGACATATCAATCGATATCTCCGCGCTGGCGGCTTCGGTGCACGGCGTGATCACCGCGCCGTCGGTCGAGGAGATGCAGCAGTGCATCCTCAAGGCGATTGCGCAGATCATGTCGTTCAAGGACGACCGCGGCCGCCCGATGAACTCGAACGCGCGCCGCTTCATGGTCACCGTCCCGGTGGGGCTGTACCTGGTCGCCGTGGCCGCTGTAAGCGTGCTCACCACCGCAGCGCTGTCGGGGTTCAACCTCAACCCCAACCTCGTCGCAGGGTTGACGGTCGACGTGCAGATGATGCCCGAGCTCACCTGGACCGACAGCTTCGCGGTCTGGCGCACCGACGGCCCGATCAAGGGCCTGATCCGGCAAAACGAGATGGACCCGCAGTTGAAACTGAAGGACGAAAACTCCGACTTCGCCTTCGACAACGACGCGATCCAGATCGGCATCGACGCCTGGCGCGGCGCCGACTACGGCCTGTGGCAGCGCGCCTGCTACGTGACGATGACATGAGCGAAGCGCTCGCCCTGAAGTATCGCGTGCTGACCCCCGTGCGCTTCGGCGCCGGGGCGCTCCTGGGTCTCACCGAGGCCCAGCTGCGCGGTCGCCAACACGCGCTCAAAGCCGCCGCGAAAGGCCTGCACCAGGTGGTGACCGAGGTGCAGTTCAAGCGCGGCGAGGAGCTCGTCATCGCGGGCGACGTGCCCAAGGTGCTGGCGAACGCGCTGCAGCCCCTCTCGGGCCGCGCCGCGGCGGCGGCCCGGGCCGCAGCGTCGGCGACGGCTGCGGCTACGGCTTAGGCGCGCCATGGCCTTCACCGAAGACAGCGCCGTCTTCATCAACGCCGACACGCCGGGCTACGTCCTCGCGACCGTCGGCGGGGTTGAGGTCGACGCGCTCTTCGATAACGGTTACGCCGCTGCCCTTGGCATCGAGGGCAGCGCGCCGAGCCTGACCGCGGCCTCCTCCTCTGCGGTCAGCTCGGCCGCCCACGGGACCACGGTCGTCGTGGGCGGCGTTTCCTACACCGTCACCGGCGTCGAGCCCGACGGCACCGGCGATGACGGCATGACGGTGCTCAGGCTGCAGGAGGCGTAAGCGCTGTGGCCAACCACCTGCACCGCCAGATCCGCGAGGCCGTTGAGTCGAAGCTCACCGGCCTCACCACCACGACCACAAACGTCTACGCCAACCGGCTGCAGCCCATGAGCGATGCGACCCTGCCGGGGCTGCGCATCTACATGGATGAAGAGGACGTGGCTACCGCAACCATCCACACGCCGGCGCTGCAGGAGCGCAGCCCGGTGCTGGTCGTCGAGGCCTGCGCCAAGGCGGCGAGCGGGCTCGACGACACGCTCGATCAGATCTCGAAAGAGGTCGAGGTGGCGCTCGCCGGCGGCATCACCGTCGGCAGCCGCACGCTCTACCCCGCCTACACCGGCATGCGGTTCGAGGTCGAACAGTCGGACAAACCCGTCGGCGTGAAGCGCATGACGTTTTCCATTTCCTACACGGCGATGAACAACGCGCCGGACGTTTTAATCTGAAAGGAGCTTGACCATGGCAACTGCAACCAAGTGGAGCAATGTCGGCGTCGCGGTGCAATCTGCGCTGGCCGCGGCGACCACCATCACCGCCATCACCAAGGCGAGCCCCGGCGTCGTGACCAGCGTCGCGCACGGCTATGCGGACGGCGATTATCTCGTGCTCACGATCACCGGCATGAGCCAGCTCGACGACATGGTGGTGCGCGTGGACAACAAGACCACCGACACCTACGAACTCGAAGGGGTGGACACCACCGACTTCGACACGTTCGCGACCGGCACCGCCGAGAAAATCACCTTCGGCACCACGCTCGCGACGGCGACCGGCGTCAACGCATCCGGGGGCGACTTCGACTTCATCGACACCACCACGATTCACGACACCGTGAAAAAGCAGATCCCCGGCATCGCCAACCCGGCGACGTTCACCTTCGAAAACATCTGGGATGTGTCCGACGCCGGCCTGATCGCGCTCAAAGCCGCCTCGGACGCCCAGGCGAAGCGCGCGGTTCGGTTCAGTTTTGCGAACGGGCAAAAGCTCGTCTTTACCGGCTACATCGGCGCGTCGCTGCTGCCGACCGGCGGCGCGCAGGAACTGGTGAAGACGAGCGCCGTCATCACCATGTTTGGCAAGCCGAACGTGCTGGCGACCTAAGGCGCCGATGGAAAAGCTGAAAGTCACGATCAAGTCGCCGGCGACGTTCGCCGGCGAGGTCGCGCTGGACGTGCCGGGGTCGGAAGCAAAAGGCGCGGTGCGTTTCGTCTTCCGGCACAAGGGGCCGAACGCATTCTCGGCGTGGATCGCCGGCGTCGCCAAGCGCACCCCGGTGGACATGCTCGCCGAGGTGATCGCCGACTGGTCCGGCCCGGTGGACGAGGACGGCGATGCGGTCGCGTTTTCCCCCGCGGCGCTCGGCTGCCTGATGGACGACTACCCGGGCGCCGACGAGGCGATGCTGAAATGCTACGCCGCGCGGCTGCGCGAGGAACGCGAAAAAAACTCGTCGAGGCCGCCCAGCGTTTAGTCGCCGGTCGGCCCGACGCCGATACACTGATCGGCCAGCTCTCGGCGCAACTGATGGGAGACGACGCGATCGAGATATGGGAAGAGAACGAGACCACCATGCAGCTCTTCGCCCGGATGGGAACGCAGTGGCACCACGCACCCAATGGCAGGCCGACCGGGCTGCGCTATGAGGCGCTCCCGGCCGTAGCGCGGCGCTGCCACATCGGCGCGGCCGAGCGCGATGCCGTGTTCGATGGCCTGCAGGTGATGGAGGCCGCGGCGCTCGAGGTGTTCCGTGGCCGCTAACAACACCCGCATCGTCATCACCGCGCAGGACAATACCCGCGGCCCGCTCAACGCAGTCAAAACCAACCTCGGCGGGCTCGCCGGCGCGGCGCGCTCGCTGCAAGGCACGTTCGCCGCCCTGGGCGTCGGCCTGGGCGCGGGCATGTTCGCGCGCATGATTTCGAGCGCAATCGACGCGCAGGACGAACTGGGCAAAATGAGCCAGAAGGTCGGCGTCTCCGTTGAGGCGCTGGCCGGCCTGTCGCACGCGGCCGATCTGTCCGACGTGAGCATCGGATCGCTGCAAAAGGGGCTGAAGACGCTCTCGACGCAGATGTTCGACGCCTCGATGGGGCTGGCCGAATCGAAGCGCAATTTCGCGGCGCTCGGCATCGAAATCAAGAACACCGACGGCACGCTCAAAGCGTCCGACGTGGTGCTGGAAGAGGTGGCCGACCGCTTCGCCGAACTCGCCGACGGGCCGGCGAAAGCCGCGCTTGCGGTCAAGCTCTTCGGCAAAGCGGGCCTGGACCTGATACCGCTGCTGAACCAGGGCAGCAAGGCGATTGCAGACCAGGCCGCCGAGGGGCGGCGCCTGAACCCGGTCACCGCCGAGTCGGCGCGCCAGGCGGAACTGTTCAACGACAGCCTGAACCGGCTGGGCAAGAGCTTTTCCGCGATCGGCATTCGCGCGCTGAACGATCTGCTGCCGGTCATGTCGGGCCTGGCCGAAGTGTTCGCCGAGGATGCGCTCGCGGGCGACCTGGACAACACGAAAACAAAAACCGACGCACTGAACAAGTCGTTCAATCCCTTTGTCGAGACGCTGCGCGCGGTCGCCGTGCTCGGCAGCAACGTGTCCTTCGTCTTCAAGGGCGTCGGCACCGAGCTGGGCGGCATGGCGGCGCAACTCGCGGCGCTCGGGCGCGGCGATTTCAAAGGGTTCGCGGTCATCCGCGCGGCGATGATCGAGGACGCAAACAAAGCGCGCGCGGATTTCGACGCCTGGGAAAAGAAGCTCATGGACCTGGGCACCGGCGCGGGCCCCGCTGCGCCGCCGAAGAAAAAGCAAAAAGGCAGTTTGACGCTGGGCGATCCGGCCGAAGGCGCGAAAGCGCTGAAGGAAGCCGAGCGCCTGCGCAAGCTCGACGCCGACGGCTGGGTCAAGCACATCGAGGCGATGACCGCAGAATACGAAGACGGCCTGCGCGAGCAGGCGAAGATGGCCGACGACTTCAACGCCAGCCAGGAGGCCGCGCGCAAGACGCAATGGGAGCAGGTGTTCGCCGAAATCGACGCCGACCAGGCGCGGGCGATCGAAGAGGGCAAGATCCTGCTCGGCTATGCGGAAACCACCACCGACGAAATGACCGAATTCTGGAAATCCGCCGCGCAGAGCATGCAGGCGTCGATGTCGGACCTGTTCTTTGACGTGATGCAGGGCAACCTGTCGGATTTGTCCGGCAGCTTCAAGAAAACCATCGACCGCATGGTCGCGGACATGCTCGCGGCGAAAGCGGCGACCGCGCTCTTTGGCAAAGGCTTCGGCCAGGACGGCGGGTCGATCGGCGGCCTGGTCGGCAAGGGCCTCGAATGGCTCGGCATGCCCAAATTCGCTTCGGGCGGCGCGTTCACCGTGGGCGGCGCCGGCGGCACCGATTCGCAGCTCGTGCGCTTCATGGCCACGCCGGGCGAGCGCGTGAGCGTGCAGACGCCTGCACAGCAGGCGGCGGGCGGCGCGATGGTGCTCAACCTCACGCAGCATTTCAGCGGCGCGGTCGATCGGCGCTCCGCCAGCCAGGCGGCCGCCGCGGCCGGCGAAGCGGTGCAGCGCGCGCTCGCGCGGAATACCTGATCATGGCTTTCATCGAAACCCCGCGCTTCCCCGACAAGATCGCGCAAGGCACGCAGTTCGGCCCGGCCTATTCGACCGCGAAGGCGCGCAACCTCGGCGGCTACGAAGTGAGCAACCAGAACTGGTCGATGCCGCTCTACGAAGGCGACGTGAGCCACGCGGTCAAGACGCAGGCGCTGCTCGATGACCTGATCGCGTTCTTTCACGCGGTGGCCGGCCCGCACAAGGGCTTCCGCTTCAAGGATTTCGCCGACTACACCGTGACCGGCGCGCAGGGCACGCTCACCGTCATTACGGCCGACACCACCTGGCAGCTCTACAAGACCTACACCTACGGCGCGGTCAGCGCGACGCGCAAGATCCAGAAGCCGGTCTCCGGAGTGGCGTTCGCCGGCGGCGGCACCTACGCGCTCGACACCGCGACGGGCATCGTCACGCGCAGCGCGGGCGCGAACCCGACGAGCTGGACCGGCGAGTTCGATGTGCCGGTGCGCTTCAACGTCGATCGCTTTTTGCCGATCGCGCTCACCTCGGCGCTCTACAACCTGCCCGCGCTGCCGATCGTCGAGGTGCGGCTGTGAAAACCTTCGCCGCCAACCTGACCGCGCACCTCGCCACGCGCGAGACCACGCTCGCGACTGCGCTCAAGATCACGCGCGAAGACGGCACCGTGTTCGGCTTCACCACGCACGACATCGACGACGTGGTGTCGGGCGTCACCTATTCCGCGAATCCCGGCCTCGATGTCACCGCGATCGAAACCGCCGCCAACGCCGCGGTCGGCAACCTCGATCTCACCACCTTGCACGACGGCACGGTCTTCACCACCGCCGACATCCTCAACGGCGTCTGGCGCAATGCGGCGTTCACCATTTTTCGCTACAACTGGGCGGCCCTGGCCGATGGCGTCGACACGCTCCTCGCCGGCACGCTGGGCGAGGCGACGCTGCGCCAGAACACCGTGGTGGTCGAGCTGCGCGACCTGCGCCAGTACCTGCAGCAGGCGGTGGGCGACGCCTCCTCGAAAACCTGCCGCGCGCGCCTGGGCGATGCGCGCTGCGCGAAGGTGCTCACCGCCTTCACCCATACCGGCACGCTCACCGCCGCGGCGAGTAACCAGGTGTTTACCGATTCCGCGCGCGCGGAAGCCGCCGCGTACTTCGACGAAGGCGAGATTACCTGGACGGGCGGGGCGAACGACGGCCTGTCTGCCAAGATCAAGTCGTTCGCCGCGGGCGTGTTCACGCTCGCGCTGCCGATGTACGGCACCGTCGCGATCGGCGACACCTACAGCGCGGTGGCGGGCTGCAGGAAGCGCCTCGCCGAGGATTGCGTGGCGAAATTCGACAACGTGCTCAACTTCGTCGGCGAGTCGCACCGGCAGGGGCTGAACGACCTCACCGCGTCGCCGGTGCCGGACGTATGAGCACGCGCGCCGACATCGTGCGCGTGGCCCGGTCCTACCTCGGCACGCCGTTTCACCACCTGGGCCGGCTGCCGGGCGTGGGCCTCGATTGCGCCGGTGTGCTGGTCTGCGTCTGCCGCGAGCTGGGGCTCGTCTCGGCGGGCTTCGACACCCCGGCGTATTCGCCTACGCCGGACGGGCGCACGCTCCTCGATGGTTGTGCGCAGTACATGACCCCGATCGATCGCGAGGCGATGCAGCCGGGCGACGCGATCCTGGTGATTACCGACTTGCACCCGCAGCACCTCGCGATCCTGGGCGATCACGCGCACGGCGGCCTGTCGATCATACACGCCGCCGCCCTGGCGCGCCCGGCGCGCGTGATCGAGACGCGGCTGCTGTTCAGCCGCGCGCAGCGCTTTGTCGCGGCGTTTGCACTGCCGGGGATTGCGTAATGGCCCAGCTCGTCATCTCCGCAGCCGGCGCCGCGATCGGCGCCACCTT